TTCAACGAGTCCGTAAAAGTTTTCTCGTTGATATTTATAATCGTTCTCTATATCATCTTCATTACTAGATGGTTTCACAACAACTTTTTTAGTTGTTGCTTTTTTCAACTCCGTTTCCACAGGGTCTAGTACACCTAGAGCTTGGTCAATAATATTATCTGAATTATTCATTATGTTTTATTTACATCAGTACCAGTTGTTGTGTCAAAGTTCTTTGCATCTTCAAAGAACGAACTTGTTTCACTAAAACCAAAATCATCATCTGCATCAGCAGTTGCTGGATTTGGTGCAACAGAATATCTTTGTTCTCTTGTAGGTGTAACAGATGGTAAGTTTGCATATTGGTCAACTTGAACTGTCTTGATAACTTTAGATGAAGTCACAGGGCCATATAGATAAAACTTTGTGGTAAAACTAAGTGTGTAAATAATTGCTCTACGACTTTCAAAATCACCTTGATAACTATCTTCATATCCAACACTATTCAAAATAATAGGAACATCTCGTTTGATACCCATATCTGTCATATCGTTGATTGTCAAAGTATAATCTGGTTGAAAGAATGGAAGTATCTGTTCTACGATTTGAAGTGCATCATCAGAGTTCTTAGCCATTGCATATAAACTAATATCCATATTATATGGAACTGGCATAAACTGTGTGTCCAATTTATTTGCATCATCTGCTGATGATTTTACTTTTTTAAATTTTTGAACACGATTTAATTTTCTTGCAGAGTCATAACTCAATGCACCAATCTCAAAACCTAATCTTGGTAATGTAATCGCAGTTGCACTTGAAAGTGATGGGTCTGTATCTAAACGAGTTAAATACTTCTGTTTTGGCCCATATGCAAGTGGTACTTTCATACTTTGTATTACTGCTCCAGTATTATTCTTACGAACAATCTGTATATTATTAAACATAGTTCCAAACGCAACAATTACGTTTCTCACAGTTTCATGGTAAAATTGTTGTCCTAACATTATCCTAAACTCCCAGCATCACCGAATGGATTAGTTTCAGAGAAATCTAAGACATTATCATCTAGTTCATCAAACAATTCATTCTGATTCGTTGTGTCCGTACTTTGGTCACCTACTATATAGTCTTCTTGTAAGATGTACTCTGGATTACCAGTATCAGCTGCATTTTCTATGAGCATACTCTCACCAGCTGATGTAGTATCATCTTCATGAATCATATTATCACCATCTGTTTCTTCTAGTAGTACACCAATACTAAAGTCTGTTCCAAGTTCAAGTTGTATATTTTCGTTGTATGTGGTTGATTGTTCTAAAGTAAACTGGAACTCTAGTGAATTTAAACTATCGCCTTCGATTGCATCAATAGTTGTAATACCAGTATCAATAGCTTCTGAACTATACTCAAACTGCTTACATCTTAATTTATATACTGGGTTATTATCCAGTTGATAAAATGGTTCGTCATGGTCTACAAAACTTATCTCAAACATCTTTGCAAAAATAGGATGATAAACTAAATCACCTTCTTGTGGTCTGTCTGCATCTGTAGAAATAATATCTTGTAATACATAAAAGTTATTATCTCCTTGTACACTTGTAAGTGTAGATGAATTACCAGATTGGTCAATACTTGCAGCTTCTAAAAGTATACCACCACCAGTTGTGTCTGTTCCACTTTCAATAACGAACTGACTGTCCATTTCTTGAAATCGTTCTTTGGAAACTACGAATGTAATCTCATTACGATTCTCTAAACCAAAGGTTGATATGATTTCTTTATCTCCACCAAATCCCTCTGAGTCTTCTACATACATTTCTATTGGTGTTTGTTTTGTATATTTGGAAAGACTATCTTCTCCAAGTACATTATCTAAAGCAATTGTATCACGATTCACATAATACACATCATGTCCATATATCTGTATGGCTTCTTTGATTAAGTTCTGATACAAACTTCTTTCAGTTGCAAGAGAGTGTAGATTGCTTGTATGAAATGCACTATTAACAGCCATGGGATTAACCCATGCCGAACATCATAGGTGGAGAATTAGTTATAGAAATTAATTCTTCTAACTTCTCAATTTCTTCTTGTGCTTGTGAGTATATAGTTTCACCATTCATGGTTACACCACCTAACATTGCAACACCATTAAACTTTGAAAGGTTTGCACCCCATTGTCTTTTAATCAAAGAAGTTGCATATCTTTTTAAATGAATGTCATCAAAGATATCAGAATAAGATGCTGGGTCTATTTTACGATAACACTCTATAATTAAGAACTCTCCAGTAGATACATCATTTGTCCAGTCCATATCAATATATAATCGACCTTGATGTTGATTAAATCTTAGGGGTTTCTCTCCAACTAAAACATGAGAAAGAAAATCTAAATGTTGCATAGTCATTTGATAATGTAAAATTGATGTAGAACTAAAGTCATACAAATCATTCAATCTAAGTTGATAACGAATATCAAACATATTATTTGTTGCTTTATCATCAAAAGGGAATATGTTTACTACAGAAACAATAGAAGACGGCATAGGTATAAATCCACCACCCTCTTTGAAAGTTGCAGTAATAGTATTATCTAATGGGTCAGTTGCAGTTGTAGTTGTGTTTGTTGTGGCTCGTGTAAGGTCATCAGCAGTTATTTGATATTTCAAAAACATTCTCTCAATACCATCATAGTGATACTGTGCAAAGAACTGTAACGCTTCGTCAATTCTATCGTCAATCTGATCGTCAGATACGTTTATGTCTATAACACCAAAACCTAAAGACCTTAGACAATAAGTTTTAAGTGTTGATTTTGAACTTGGTACTGCCATCTGTTTTCCCTTTTATAAATATTTCTCTTTGTTAGTATTTATAAAAAAAGAAATACCTCTAATCGGCATCTGCTATTGTGTTGCCTTCAGCTACCCATTCTTGGATTGCTATGTAGTGTCTGTTGGCTGTGTTTACAGGAACTGAATATTTTAAGTCACTCCCCTTTACTGTAAGTAGTATGACATCACCATTATTTCCATCTAGGTTAGGTAAATATTTTGCTGTTTTTATAATCATGTCAACTCCTATAATTCTGCATCATAAGTAAAAATAAAAGCATCGGCTTCTCCTAGAAAAGCAGCAGAATTAGTGGGGGTAGTTCCACCACCATCTCCATTTGAGTTAGTTGAGAAATTATCAATGTCCATTTGAAATGCTGCAGCTCCTTTAGGCGCTGCCTGTGCTTCACTAGTATCAGCAGAGTGATAAGCTGCTCCTTCATTAAGAAACCTCATTGCAGCAATAATAGCGGCTGTTCCTCCTGCTCTCATTACAGGAATACAATTAGCATTGATTCTTAGTCTTTCAGATGTATTTGTAGTAGCAAAACATTGTAGATTATTTATCTTTTGGAAATATCTTTTGCAAAGTTCTTGTTCTTCCCCAAATGACCTATGCTCAAATGGTGTGGCTTGTGAGCCTACTTCTAGTTGTACTCCAGTTATGAAGAATGTATTATCTGTGCTTGAGAAAAAAGAAGATTGACTATCTGATAATCTATTTGCATTAGTTGTATGCCATGTGTTTACTGCATGAGTTCCACTTGTAAAGTTAGCCCCTGCGTGTAACCATATATTTAAAACCATACTTGATGCGTTATCATTATCTAAAGCATTTGATGTTTCATTATTAAAAGTAAGGATAATTCTATTCCAATCTGAAGTTACAGCAAATTCTTGTGATATGTTCCTTGTATTGTCTTGATCTCGTAATTCACAAGTGTATGTTGCATTGCCATTACCTTTTACATAAAAAGACACAGTAAATTTTTCAGCATCACTTGTACCCTTTTTTAGTTGTTGTAAATTTTGACCCTCAAATCTTGTTTCTAATATAAGTGATTCAGCCGCTGCAATAGATGTATCGGCAGTTGTGCAATCAAGTTTTAATGCAAATGCAAATCCATCATGTACATCTGCAACTTGTGATTGTGTAAATCTTCCTGCTGTATTACCACAAGTCATTCTAAACCTATCTACAGTTTGATAACCAGTATCAGCAGTTGCACCTAGTCCAGTAACAGTCGTTGCTCTCTGAGCCACTTGCATAGCACCATTGATGACAATATTCCTTCTCCCACCAATCTGACTATTGGTTGCGACTTCACCTATTTTTGCGAGTTCTGCTGCTTTAGTCATTG